ATTAGCAAGCACTTTTTCTTTAGCTACTTCTAGCTCAAGAGTATTAATCTTGTTGTTAGCTTCTTCAATTAAGGAATTCATTTGTTCTTGTAGTCTTGCATTAGACTCTTCTAGTTGTTGAAGCTTAAGGGCTGCTTGTTCTTCAGCCGTGAGTTTTGATACTTCATACTCCTTCAGCTTTTCTTCAGCAGCTTTTCTTGCTTCCTCAGCCTTACGAGCGTCTTCTTTGTACTTTTCCATGGAAGGATAAAGTTTGTCTTTTTCCTCTTTACGAATACGCTCTATTTCAGCATCAGCAATAGCTTTCTTATATGCTTCAACTTCAGCAGACTTGTTTTCTTTCTTTTTTTCTTTCTTTTCTTCTTTTACCTCTTCATTACTTTCTAATACCTCTTCTGTATTCTCAGCATCGTTCTGTGACTCAAGTTCCTTATCTAGTTCGTCATCCATTTTTCACTCCTTTCTTACAGTTCTAAATCATCATTAGGGTCATCCGTTTTAGACGTTGGACTTTCCCAATCTCTTTGTACAACTTTCTTAGCCCAAGCATCATCTTTAGCAGAATCATCAAAAGTATTGGGCCTTAATGCGTTTACTGCACTATTAAATACAGATTGCTTTTCTGTATTTCTTGCAGGTTTTTCAGGTTTAAAGCTACCTCTAGCCACGTTCACCCCCTTTACATTAGTGTTGTTATACTATATATCGGCTCAGTAATTACTTACTTTACTCTAAGACTTTTTACTAATAGATTCATTAGTTACTTGTTCACCATGAACATCAGGATTTTTATTCAAAGATTTTCTGGCTTTCTTCTTTTTAGGAGTAGTTTCTTCATCCTTAGCATAAAAATCTGGTTCTGTTGGTTCCTCTGGAACTACCGGGTCTAATAACATTTCTGGCGGTGGATATTTTAAAGCTAATTCATTTTCAATTCTTTTAGTTTCTTCTTGCTCTTCCAATATTTCTTTTTTCTTAGCCTCAATATTACGTACACCAAGACGCTCCATAGCACCCTTTGTAGATTCAAAACCACTATTTACTTCAGTAGTAATATCATTAAGGTCAATACTTCTATCTCTAGGTAGTAACGCGCCATGCTCTATCTCATGCTCATATAATTCAGGTTCTTCTAGAGAAGTACTAATAGCACCTGTGTATATTCCTATATCAATAATCAACTCATTGACTTTCTTAATTCCCTCGTCAAAGTAATATCTAACATCATCAGCCATTTCAATAATAGGCTCAAAGTCTATAGCAAGAGATGAGGCAGAAGTATTACTTATCTTTCTTTCTCCGCCAAGAGATTTTTCTGGAATGCCAGCAAGTTCATGCATCCAAGTTTTGATATCTTTTAAGAATTCTTTGGCTTCAGAAATATTACCTTCACTCTTTAGGTTCTCTACTTTAGCATTTGCAGGTAATCCAGACCAAATCTTATTAGCACCTTTCTCTAACTGACGAGCTTTAGCACCAAAAATAAGAGTGATAGGAGCAGCATGATAATCAAGAATATCAGATATGTCAGAAGTCTTTTCATTGAAAAGTTTGTTGGCATCTATTATATCTTCTATCATTCCTTCGCCAAAAAAGCTACCAGCATTAGGTTGATGAATTCCATGAACAATGAGCATCTTTTTAAGGGGGTTATCTATAACTCTGTCTTCAATTACTTCATTTTTCTCATTCAATTCCTGAATGAATATTTTCTCCTTAGTGTGAATCTCTCTATAGATTCTATTTTCTAGTTCAAATTGGTTATTTACTAGCTTAAATTCTTGATAAGGAATAAGGAGTATGCAAAACTCCATCTCTCCAGTTTTGGCGTTATATTGAGGAAACACATATCTTGGGTCTAGAGCTACTAACTTTACATCAGAAGGTTTAGTTACTCGTTCTGCATCTTCAGAAGGAAGCCACTGAGGATAAATAAACCAGTCACCAAAAATGCCACCAAAATTAGCTACATTGTTAGTGATTGTTTTAAGGTCATTAGCTTTCCAAACATTACTAGTCCAAGTATCAATACCATCAGCAACTTGTTCCTCACTGAAAACCATTGTCCAAGCATTTCTAAAGGAGAATCTTCTCATCTTCTTTACGAATACTTTACAATAGTTAATTGTAACTTGGTCAAATCCTTCAGGAGAAGTTTGAGTCCAATGCTTCCCATCATAGAAATCCCAGCAGTTTTGGTACTTAGTTACTCTTTTAGAGTGGTCAGGCCCAAAGTTGAACACCTGTGCGAAGAATGTACTAGAGTAAAGCTGGCTCTCAAAGTTTCCTGGCAATGAATAAGTCATTTATGTTTCACCCCCTTTCGGTTTACTTAGCATATATCGACTGTTTTCTTGAGCGACTATAATTTTTACCAAAGAATTGCTCTGCATTATCTCTAGTAGGCCAAAAGAAATCGTTAGAAGTCTCTTCTATATCAGGCATAATCTCAAAGAAAGTACCAAACACAGCAAGCATATGACTATCAGGCGCATCATCATGCCCCTTTTCTTTGTCTACAGGGCAAGGATTTAAGAATTTTCCACTATAGTTTTTCTTTAGTGTGGTCATCTGTTGTTCAAACTTTTTGAACCTTATAGTATTTCTTACAGAAGAATGTGCTGGAATAATAAGTCGTCTATTATTTATCTCTTGTATTAGATATTTATATCCAATATCTTTTTGTGTTGGACTAAAGATAAATGGAACTACATTTACGTTTGGTAGTAGAGCAGAGTATCTTTCTCTGATTGGGTCGCCAACTCCTGTAGTATCACATACGAGGGTATCAACCCAATAATTACTAAGAAAATCTATGACTTGTGGGTACTGGTCTTCCCAAGCATCACCCTCTATCTCTAACCAGTTAAGAAGATATTTTGGCATACTTCCATCTTCTTCAGCCTCTTCCCATACAGGTCTTATCACTGTTACCCAAGTGGAGTCTTGAGTTTTACCTAAGTCTAGACCAGCAACACAAGGAGTTTCTTTCCACGTCTTTACTGTCTTGTAGGATTTATCATATGCTTTTTCATCCAATTGGGTTTTAGTAAATACCATACCTTTTGTGATAGGCCAGATAAGACGGTAAGCCATTTTGAATTCGTCTGAGTCAAACCCTAAACGTTTTATTTCTTTTTGTATGTACTTTTTATAATAAGGATTATATTTCTGGGCTATTGAATAATCTACCTCAAAATGCATTTGTTTTGAAGAAAGATTTTTTAAATCTAGAGCTTTATTTTGTTCTATTGTATCATAGAAATATCCAACATAAACATCAGGAGTTCCTGTAGTAACAACTGTTGAGTTTACCGCAGCACCCATCGGCAAAACGCTCTTTCTGACCTTAAAGCTATCAAGGTCTTGCGCCTCATCTAGCAAAATAAGATGATATGTTTTAGATTCTACTTTAGCTCGTTTACTACCAGACATATATCTAATAAATGATTTGTTACCAAGCCTTATTAGGTTTCCTCTAGCTCCACCTCTTGCTGGAATAGGCATTTTTAGTTCTTCAATAAAAAGGCGTTTAGAACTATCAGTAGTAAACATATCATAAACTCTATCAAACATAGTAATGGCTTGCTCACCTACAGGACCAAAGCAACCTACCCAAAAGCCTTTTTTAAACAGCTCAAAATTGTCAGGAAATTTTTCGGCTAAAGTAGGGAGTACAATCATACAGGCAGCAGTTACCATTGCAACAGTGTTTGTCTTACCACTGTTGTGACATTTAGCCCCAGAACAAAGATACCAACCTTTATCAGGAATGTTTATATCCCACACAGCAATTTCTTTTTGAATCTTTTTAACTGAATGTACTTTGGCATAGACAAGGATTTCTCCATCTTCTCCCTCTAGATAGGAAGTGTGGCGAGTTCTATGCACAAATAAAGGAGGGAAGTATTCTTTAGGAAGAAGTTCACCAAATAATTCTTTGAACTTAAAGAAGTTGGTATTGCATTGGAAGATAAGATTATGACCAATCCATACTTCATAGTTACCATGAAGACCTAGCTTATTCAGATGCTCTTTCAAGAAGAGAAGCATTTGTTTGTTTCGACCTTTTAAGATAATCTTGATTGTGTTGGTTTTCTTATAAGTTTTTCCATTAATAAGAAATAGCGGATAGAAAAAGCTTATAAGTTGCTCTTTAGTAAAATAATTAAGCCCATAAGGACAACCACACTTATCAAACTTCATTACATTCTTCAAAAAGGCTTTTATATTTCCTGTAATGCGAATGATGAAACTGGTTTTAAGAGCCACAAAATCAGAGTCTAAAAAGTACTTTTCAACAAGCTCTTGTACTCTTTGGTGTCCTACTACAATCTTTACTTCTTCGTTAGATTTTATATTAGCTACTAACCATCCTGCTAGTTCAGCTAATTCATTGTTCATAGAGAATAATTTATCTTTGTAAGGAATTTTTCCATCCCCAAATTTGTTCCAACTATCTAACACAATTACGTTATCATCTTTTTTGATTTCTTGTGCAGGAGTCCAGCCTTTATCTGTAGCAATGGGATGTTCTTCA